CTAATTTACCAGTTTCTTTTGCCGAACCCTCTAATGATGATGGAGCGATTACCGTTGGTAATGCGCTCGGTGGATTTTATAATACGATACTTGATATGGAGGGTTCTGCCAAAACGGAATCCGAACTTATTACAAGATATCGTCACATGGCAATGCAGCCTGAAGTTTCTCAAGCAGTTGATGATATTGTAAACGAAGCTATTACTGGAGACTTTAATGCGGCTCCTGTAGCAATTGTATTGGATAGATTAAAAATATCTGATAACATTAAGAAAAATATCAGAAAAGAATTTGATAATGTTTTAGAGCTATTAAATTTTAATAGTACTGGGCATGATATATTTAGAAAATGGTATGTAGATGGTAGATTACCATACCATATGATTATAGATGATAATAACCCTAAGGCGGGTTTAAAAGAATTAAGATATATTGATCCTACTAAAATTAGAAAGATTAAAGAGATTGAAGAAGAAACTGATCCTAAGACGGGTGCAAAGTTAATTAAAAAATCTAAAGAATATTTCATGTTTCAAGATGTACACATGGATAGAGCAAATCAAGGACTTAAAATTCACCCTGATTCTATAGCATATTGCACATCAGGAATGTTAGATCCAAGTCGTAAAAGAATTTTATCACATTTACAGAAAGCTATTAAACCTGTAAATCAGTTAAGGATGATGGAAGACTCGTTAGTTATCTATAGAATATCTAGAGCTCCTGAACGAAGAATTTTTTATATTGATGTAGGTAATTTACCTAAGGGTAAGGCTGAAGAGTATTTACAGAACATCATGAATAAGTATCGTAATAAATTAGTATACGATGCTAAAACTGGTGATGTAAAAGACGACAGAAAACATATGTCAATGTTAGAGGATTTCTTTTTACCAAGAAGAGAAGGCGGTAGAGGTACTGAAATATCTACACTTCCAGGTGGAGAAAACCTAGGGCAAATAGATGATATAATCTATTTCCAAAAGAAATTATATAAAGCTTTAAATGTTCCTATGAACAGATTAGAGCAAGAAGCACAATTTAGCTTAGGTAGAGCTACTGAAATAAGTAGAGATGAAGTTAAATTTAAGAAGTTTATTGATAGAATAAGAAAAAGATTTTCTGATATCTTCATGCAGGTATTAAAAACACAGCTTTTATTAAAAGGTGTTATTACTAAAGATGATTGGAGAAACTGGAAAGAATATATAGCATTTAATTACATTGAGGATAATTACTTCAGTGAATTAAAAGAATCTGAAATCATTCGTGAAAGATTTGAAATGTTAGCCACACTTGATGAATATGTAGGTAAATATGTATCACATGAATGGGTACGAAAAAATATTCTTAGACAAGATGATGACGAAATCGAGGCACTTAGAAAGCAAATGGATGCAGAAAAAGATGCTGGCGATGACGATGACCTTGATCTTGACTTATAAAAACTTATAAATATATAAACAAGAGGAACTGAAATGAGTAGTATAGAATCATTAATTGATAATTTAAAAGGTAACGATAATGTTAAAGCTAGTGATAACTTTAATAGCATTATGGCTGATAAATTAAAAGATGCACTCGATGCAAGAAAAATCGATTTAGCATCAACAATGACCGATCGAGCTTCTGAAGCTGAAGAGTCATAAAGGAACAACTATGAAGTTAATATCTGAATATACCGATAGTAATATCGAATGTTATACAGAAGCTACCAAAAATGGTGGCAAACAGCACGTCATTGAAGGCGTGTTTATGCAGGCCGATCAGAAGAACAGAAATGGTCGCATATATGAAAAACAAATATTAGAGGCTGCGGTAGAAAAATACGTAGTCGAACAGGTGAAAAGTGGACGAGCAGTAGGGGAATTAAATCACCCTGAAGGTCCAACAATTAACCTGGATAAAGTTTCACATAAGATTACAGATCTCAAATTTGAGGGAAGTAATGTTATTGGAAAAGCATCAATTCTTAAAACCCCTATGGGACAAATCGTTGAAGGTTTGCTCGATGGAGGCGTTAAGCTTGGTGTATCAAGTCGTGGTATGGGTAGTCTTGTACAGAAGAATGGTACTAGTTACGTGGGCAAGGATTTTATGCTTGCAACTGTAGATATAGTCCAGGACCCTTCCGCTCCAGAGGCATTTGTCAATGGAATTATGGAAGGTGTTGATTGGATATGGAATAACGGTATCTTAACTGCACAAGAAATTGAATCAATTGAGACTGAAATAAAGCGTACTCCTAAAAAGCATTTAGCTGAAGCAGAGATCAAAGCGTTTAAAAATTTCCTCTCTAAACTTTAATTCTTAATAGGAGAATATAAAATGTCATTAGAAGACGCAATTAAATCCACTGCAATTGCAGAGGAAGAGGCTGTGTTAGACATCTCTGAAGATGCTGAGCTAGATTCTGAAGAAGAGCTCGTTGAAAACGAAGTTGGAAACGAGGAAGAAGCTTTAGATGAAGAAGTAGTAGCCGAAGCAAAGGTTGAAGAAGACGAAGATGAAGACAAAAAAGACGAAGAAAAAGTCGAAGAGTCTGCACCTGTAGTCCCTAAAACTAAAGCTGGTGTTATTAACGCTGCATTGGAGATGTTTAAAAAGGCCAAAAAGGAAGACGCGCAAAAGCTATATGCTAAATTGACAAAAGTAGAAGAATCAGAAGACGATGGATCAGTTGATAAAGCTGTTGACACCGTTGCTAAAGATAAGAAAGCACCTAAAGCTAAGCTAGAGGCTGCTGACTATTCTGAAGATTTGGATATCTTAGTAGCTGAAGAAGCTACATTGTCAGATGGATTCCGTGTTAAAGCTGGTGCGATTTTTGAAGCTGCTTACGCAAGTAAAGTAGGTGCAGAAATTGACAGGCTAGAAGGCGAATACGCGCAAAATCTTGAAGAAGAAGTCGCTGATATTCAGAGCTCACTCGTAGAAAAGGTAGATTCATACCTTAACTATGTTGTTGAAAACTGGATGAAAGAAAATGAAGTAGCAGTAGAGACTGGACTAAGGTCTGAAATCGCTGAAGACTTTATGAGTGCACTTCAGGTAGTATTCAAGGAACATTACATTGAAGTTCCAGAAGGTAAGGTTGATCTAGTAGATGAGTTATCATCACAGGTTGCTGAGCTAGAGGAATCACTCAATAAAACCACAGAAGAAAATATTCGTTTATACGAGTCAACTCAATCTTTAGAAAGAGCTGAAATCGTAAGAAGACATTCTTCAGGCTTGGCTGAAACCGAAGCTGAAAAGTTATCATCATTGGTAGAAGACATTGAATTCGATAACGCTGAATCTTTCGAAATGAAAGTATCAGTTGTTAAAGAGTCATACTTCAAGCAAGATGTTAATGAATCAGTTGACGAAGTAAATGCCGCAATTGGAAATGAAGAAGCTGACGAAGTTCAGTCTATCTCTAGTTCAATGGCTGCTTACACTCAAGCTATAACTAAATCTATTAAATAAAACATAAACCTAAGGGGAAATAAAAAATGTTTAACGCAGATAAAAATCTAGTAGAGAAATGGACTCCTGTCCTTGATCACGAAGATGCTCCAAGCATCGGTGACAAGCACAAGAGAGCTGTTACTGCTAGACTCTTGGAAAACCAAGAAATCGCACTACAAGAAACCAGAAATCATTCTGATTTTCAACTTAATGAAACCGCAGCTAACGCTACTGGTTCTAACATTAGTAACTTTGATCCAGTATTGATCTCTCTTGTAAGACGTGCAATGCCTAACCTTATCGCATACGATATCGCAGGCGTACAACCAATGAACGGACCTACTGGTCTAATCTTTGCAATGAAGTCTAAGTACAGCACTCAAGGTGGTACTGAAGCTTTATTCGACGAAGCAGATACTGACTTCTCAGGAACTGGTACACACGAAGCTGATCCTACTGGATTAATGGGTGTAGTTGATTCTGGAGACGCAGGTACTTCTATCGCTGACGAAGCTGATGTTGTATCAGGATTCGGTTCTGGTATTACTACAGCTAATGCAGAAGCTAAAGGTACAGCTGTACCCGGTTCTGCTATCTCAAGTGCTAACCAGTTCGGCGAAATGGCTTTCTCAATCGAAAAAGCTCAAGTACTAGCTAACTCAAGAGCTCTTAAAGCTGAATACACTATGGAACTTGCTCAAGATCTTAAAGCAATCCACGGTCTAGACGCTGAAGGCGAATTAGCTAATATTCTTTCTTCTGAAATCCTTGCGGAAATCAACAGAGAAATGGTTAGAACTATTCTTGCTAAAGCTAAAGTTGGTGCTTTACAATCAAACGTTGCTCTTAAAGGTGCGTTCAATGTAGACACAGATTCAGACGGCAGATGGATGGTTGAGAGATTTAAAGGTCTCATCATGCAACTCGAAAGAGAAGCTAACGTAATCGCTAAAGAAACAAGAAGAGGAAAAGGTAATTTTGTACTTTGTTCTTCTGATGTTGCTTCAGCACTAGCAGCAGCTGGTCTTCTAGACTATACTCCTGCTCTTTCAACTGACCTAAATGTTGACGATACTGGTAATACTTTTGCTGGTGTTCTTAACGGTAGAATGAAAGTATATATCGATCCTTATGCTACTGGCGATTTCGCTTGTGTAGGTTACAGAGGTTCAAATCCATACGACGCAGGTATCTTCTATTGCCCATACGTTCCTTTAACTATGGTTAAAGCGATTGGCGAGAATGACTTCCAGCCAAGAATTGGATTCAAAACTAGATATGGAATGCAGCAGAACCCATTCGTGGGAACAGCTACAGGTGCGGGTACTAACCGTGTCAACCCATATTTCAGAATCTTTAGAGTAGACGGT